CAAATTGAAGGCATGACATATAACGAACAAGAAGCACTTGATGCAGTCCTTGAAGGCAGCACAGAGGCTTTACTTGCTTCACAACAAAGAGCGCAGCGTGAAGTTTCCCGCTTCCGTTCTCGTGGTGGAGTAACTGGTTCAAGTCTTGCATCTCAAGTAAGCATATAAGAATCCCCACCCTGACCAACCAGCCCAGGGGGGCGTAAAAGTCTGGTAGCAATAGCCGTAATAGTTTCCCCGAACTTATACGAGGATTGCGAATACAACTAACAGAAAAGGGAGAAGGTAGATGGCTACCAATTACTACGATGACGATGAAGATAACGACACAACAACTGATGTTGTTGGTCAACTCCGCAAAGTCAACCGCACACTTGAAAAGCGTGCAAAAGAACTAGAACAGGAGTTGGCAGGTCTTAAGACTCAGACTCGTCAGCGTACTGTCAAGGATGTACTACAGGCTAAGGGATTAAACCCAAAGATTGCTGCATTTATACCACAAGATATTGATACCTCTGAAGAGGCTATTAATAATTGGGTAAATGAATACGGTGATGTATTTGGAATCCAAACTCAAACAGAAGAAAAGCCTGCAGAAAAAAGTCCCGAAATTCAAGCGCAAGCAAGAATCAATAACATGGTCGCAACTGGCACATCGCCAGATATTGACGAAGATGCTTTTGCAAAGATTGCTTCCGCTAAGAGTAAAGAGGACTTAGACATACTCCTTGGTTTAAATTAATCCATTTAATATCAACCAATTCACCAGGAGGTGAACCCTAATGCCTAATGCATATACCGATGTATCGGCTCTGGGTGGTCTAGTAAAGACCGCTTATGACCGCTATGTGGAATTTGCTCTTCGTGCACAGCCAATGATTCGTGCTGTAGCCGATAAGAAGCCTGTACAACAGGCTATGCCAGGGTCATCCGTTGTATTCTCACTCTACAACGATTTGGCTGCTGCTACTTCTACACTCGCAGAAACAACTGACCCAGATGCAGTTGCACTAAGTGATGTTGATACCGTTTCAGTTACTCTTAACGAATACGGTAACGCTTCACTTGTAACACGCAAACTACAGTTGTTCTCACTATCTGATGTTGACCCTGCAGTTGCAGACATCATCGCTTACAACATGGCTGACTCACTTGACATCGTAGCGCAAAACACACTACGCCAAGGAACAAATGTTGTTTACGGTGGAACACGCACAAGCACAGCAACAATCACTGCTTCAGATGACATTGACTCAGCATCAATCCGTAAGGTTGTTGCTAAGTTGCGTTCAAACAAGGCTGTTCCTCGTGCAGGAAGCCTATACTGGGTAGGTATTCACCCAGAGGTATCACATGACCTTCGTGCAGAGTCAGGCTCTGTCGGATGGCGTGATACTCACGCACACACAGATGCATCCCTTGGCAACTTGTACGCAGGTTCCATCGGAACTTACGAAGGTGCTTTCTTCATTGAAAACCCTCGTATGTACTCTGCTAAGTCAGGTGCAGACCAGACTGCTCTTGCAACAACAACAGTAACAGTTGCAGGTACTTCAGCAGGCTTCACCTTTGGTGTTGCTTCATCTGCAGTTATCGCAACTCGCGCTGAAGTTGGCGACAAGATTGCTGGAACAGGTATCGCTTCAGGTGCCAAGATTACTGCAATCTCAACATCAGGTTCAACAACAACAATTACTGTAGATACAGCAAACACTGCTGCAGTTACAGTATCAACTGTTGTAACAGTAACTCCAGTAACTCGCGTATTCAGCACACTTGTTTGCGGTAAGCAAGCATTGGCTGAAGCAGTTGCTCAAGAGCCAAATGTTGTTATCGGACCTATCACAGATAAGTTGATGCGTTTCCGCCCAATCGGTTGGTACGGTGTCCTTGGATGGAACCGCTACCGCGAAGAGGCTCTATATCGCATTGAAACTGGTTCTTCAATCGCTGCTCTCTAGTTGATTGACTGTCGGGCAGAAGCAATTCTGCCTGATGGTGAGTCCATTAGGAGGACTATGACAAACTATTACTTCACCACACCAACAATAGAGGAAACACCTGCGGGTGGACCACCATTGTTTGACCGCTATAAACTGCCTCGTGGTATTACTGTGCTTCGTTTAAACGGTGTATACTCTTCCTATAGGTATCCAAGCCAGACTCAAATACTGAGTGCTGAGGAGTTTTATATGGGTGGAACAATTAATCTTATTAACCAAGCAACGAGAGATGCTTTAGTAGCACAAGGCTACGGAGCATACATAACAACAGCATGAAACATTGGGAATATCATCCAGAGCCAGTAGATACCTGTTTTGGTTGTAAGGCTATGGGCTTACAAATGAACGCTGGAGATGCCAACTCTAACCTAAAGGTAACAACCCGTAAGTGGGATAGAGAACTTGAGGCATACAGAAGCGCTAGAGCGCAAGGTATTCAACCTGCTGGAACCTCAATGAAAAAAGTTAACGAGGCTGTTCAGATTTCCGAGCAGGCTGGTAAAGCATTTGATGCAAGTACGAGGAGTTTTAAGGGGTAATAATGACAGCCATTGTAGGTATACAGGGCAAAGACTGGGCGCTAATTGCTGCAGATTCTATGACAACCTACGATGACAAACCTTATTACGCCAAAGGACAAGACAAGGTTGTTAGAAAAGGCGACTACATATTTGCTTTTGCTGGAGATGCAATCGCTGGCAATATAGCAAACTTTATGTGGAATCCACCTAAGTTAGTTAAGTCAATGCATATAGATGATTTTATGCAGAACAAAGTACTGCCTTCTCTAAGAGAAGTAATGTCAGACAATGGCTACCACGGTGCCAGTAAAGATGATAAAGATGCAGGCTTTGATGCCTTGATATGTTTAAACGGAACCATCTATGAAGTAGACCATGATTACCTATGGTCCAGAGATGACCGTGGTTTATATGCTGTTGGTAGTGGTGGCAACTTAGCCCTTGGTGCACTGGCAACAGGTTTCAGTAAAACCTCTATAAAGAGCGCTGAGTTTGCAGCGCGTAGAGCAATCAAAATTTCTGCCGAATACAACATAAGTGTCGGTGGAGATGTAAAGGTTATATCCCAAAGGAGAAAATAATGTGTATTGAGTGTAACTGTTTTGGAACAGTAACGCCTTATGGAGTTGGTGGAAGAACACCTACTGAAACACCAAAGGCACCAAATGTAGCAATGTACAACAAGCCAATCCAAAGAATCGGTGAAGTGCCATCAGGCATGTCATATAAAGACATGGATGATGATGAAGAGGATGGCATGTAATGAAAAAAGCAACTGCTGCTAAAAAAGTTAAAAAAGTAATGAGCGAATACAAGCGTGGAACTTTGCACTCAGGCAAGGGTGGACCAGTTGTTAAGTCCCGTAAGCAAGCCGTAGCAATCGCCATGAGCGAAGCAAAGATGGCTAAAAAGAAAAAGAAGTAATGTCATCGGGGCAAAGAAAAGTCCACCACGGTTTTAACAAGGTTCAAATTAAAAATGGCATGATAGTAATACTGCGTAAAGATGGAACAATCAAAGCAGTATTAGGAAAGCATGGGGAATATGGCAAGCAAGAAGGACTCAAGACTCGCTAGAGCAGGTGTATCTGGTTTTAATAAACCTAAGCGCACACCAAGTCATCCAACCAAATCACATGTTGTTGTAGCCAAAGAAGGTAGCCAAGTTAAAACTATACGATTTGGACAGCAAGGCGTAACTGGTGACAGACAACCAACAGCAAGACAAAAATCATTTAAGGCTCGTCATGCTAAGAACATTGCGAAAGGAAAAATGTCTGCAGCGTATTGGGCAGATAAGGTGAAATGGTGAAAGGTAAAGCATTTTGGGACAAGAAGAATCCAAAGGGTACATCTACAAAACTGACTCCTGCACAGAAGGCTGCTGCCAAGGCTCGTGCAAAGGCTGCGGGACGGAAATATCCCAACCTTGTGGACAACGCTGCTGTAGCACGAATGAGTAAGAAGAAGGGCAAGTAATGGCAACAGGAATAGCAGGAAGCACGCTAACAAGCGAAATGAACCGTCTTGCCAATGGTGGCACATATCCCGCTATAACAGCCTACAAAGCCCTTGTAGGGGCTGCTAACACCTGGGCTGGCACCAATGGCTTGGCTCTACTGGGTGCCCTTAATTACAAGGCAAGCAGCACAAGACAACCAAATAACTACAAAGGTTTAAACGCTGTGTGTAATGAGATTGCTGGAACCTCTGGGTTATCAGCCGTGGATGCCTTAAGGAGTATAAATATATGAGTACATTTACTCAATTAGCGGACCGTGTTGAGTCTGTACTTCATGCCTATACAGAAAATACAGAGCCAACCACATGGCTTACGAGCAACGCTACTACTACAGCAACCACTTTATCTGTTCATGATGCATCAGTTATTGGTCGTGGCTACATACAAATTGACGATGAAATTTTATTTGTTCACACAACTGACAATGTGGCAAACACATTAACGCTTTCTCCTTGGGGCAGGGGACAACGCGGTACTACTATTGCTAATCACACTTCAAGTTCCAAAGTAACAGTAAGCCCATTGTTTCCACGGCAAGAAATTAAAAATGCAATTAATGACACCATTAATGCAATGTATCCTATGGTCTTTGCTCTTGGCTCTTATGACTTTGATTACATAGCATCACAGTACTCATACTCAATACCTTCTGCTGTAGAAAATGTTTTAAGTGTTACTTACTCAATAGTTGGTCCATCTAAAGAGTGGTTCCCTGCTCGTGGCTGGCAACTGGACCGCACTGCAGATACTGATGCATTTAGCAATGGCAAGAGTCTTTCAATATATTCTGAGATTACACCTGGGCAGACAGTTCATGTTTCTTACTCTAAACGCCCAACATTATTAACAAATGACAATGATGAGTATTCAACAGTATCAGGTATGCCATCATATTCAGAAGATGTAGTTATCTATGGCGCAGCATTTCGTATGGTTTCTTTCTTAGACCCATCACGCCTTGGCTCTCAATCTGCAGCAGCCGATATTTTAGATGGCGTAAGACCTACAGGTTCTGGACAAAATGCATCCAGATTCCTATACAACATTTATCAACAGCGTTTAAACGAAGTGGCTGACAACCAACGCCGTCAGCATCCAATTCGTTCCCACTATCAGAGATAAGGTAAACAATGGCAGCAGGCGACCCAGGTACCCCCAAGCGTAACTACTCCTCAACCGCAGTAGAAACTTCGCTTCAATCATCTATACCAGCACAATCACAAGGTGCATCAAACACATCCTTTATTGTCGCATCAGTTAGCGGTTTCCCATCAGTTCCATTTACATTGGTTATTGACCCAGATACTTCTAAAGAAGAAGTCTTAACAGTTACTGCTGCAAGCAGCACAACACTTACTGTTACTCGTGGTGAAGATAGCACTCAGGCTGTAGCCCACTCTGCTGGTGCTGTCGTAAGACATGGTGTTTCAGGTAGAGATTTCCGTGAAGAGCAAACACATATTGCTGCTCGTGGTTATGATATAGACCAAGCAATCCTTGACCTTGCTAATCAAACACATGTTCATGGTTTGGCTGCAGGTGATGGTAGTGTAGTAGGTACAGCCAAATCACAAACCCTTACCAACAAAACTCTTACAAGTCCTACTATAACTGGAACTGGAAGTATTGCTGGTACATTTACTGGTAACTTAACTGGTAATGTGACTGGTAATGTTAGCGGAAGTGCATCTAGTGCTGCATCATTAACCACGGCTCGTGACTTTCAATTAGTAGGAGATGTTGAAGCAGCAGCAGTATCTTTTAATGGAACAAGCAATGTTACTTTAACTACCTCTATTGCTGCAGGTTCTATTGTAAACGCAGATGTTAACGCTTCTGCTGCTATTGACAAGACCAAGATTTCAGGAACTGCAGTAACGCTTGCAGATTCTGGAACAGTTACATCAACAATGATTGCCAATGATACCATTGTTAACGCAGATATAAATTCATCAGCAGCCATTGCTAAAAGTAAATTAGATTTAGGCGGACAGATTACTTCTGCTGATATTGCAGATGGTGCTATTGTTAATACAGATATTGCTTCAACTGCTGCTATTGCAATCAGTAAGTTGGCAGTTGACCCGCTAGATAGAGCAAACCATACTGGCACTCAGACAGCAGCAACAATCTCTGACTTTGATACACAGGTTAGAACTAGCCGTCTTGACCAAATGGCAGCACCTACTGGCTCTCTATCTATTAATAGCCAAAAGTTAACCAATGTTGCTGACCCAACAAGCAATCAAGATGCAGTTACTCTTAAGTACTTTACAGACCAAAAGGGTGCAAACAATGGTATTGCATCTCTTGATTCAGGTGGTAAGGTTCCATCATCTCAGTTACCAGCAATCGCTATTGCTGAGGTTTATGTAGTTGCATCACAAGCAGCAATGCTTGCATTGCCTTCAGATGTAGGTGAAATTGCAATCCGTACAGATGTTAACAAATCATTTATCTTGGCTGCATCACCAGCATCTACATTAGCAAACTGGAAAGAACTTTTAACCCCACCAGATGCAGTCCAATCCGTAGACGGATTAACTGGAGCAGTAGATTTAACTGGTATTTATCTTGCTAAAACTGGCGGTACATTAACTGGTGCTCTCACCCTACATGCTGACCCAAGTACAAACCTTGGTGCTGCTACTAAACAATATGTAGATGCCGTTGCTGGTAGCGCTACTGCAGCAGCAAGTAGTGCCACGGCTGCAGCCTCAAGTGCAACAGCAGCAGCAAATAGTTATGACTCATTTGATGACAGATACTTAGGTTCCAAGTCAACACCACCTACTGTAGACAATGACGGTAACCCATTAATAACTGGTGCCCTATATTGGAACTCAGTTGATGCTGCAATGTATGCTTGGACTGGTTCAGCCTGGGGTAGTATTTCATCTACTGCTGCTATTTTCCGTTACCGATACACGGCTACTGGCGGAGAAACTTCTGAGTCAGGTCCAGATGATAACGGTAATACACTTTCTTATCTTGCTGGCAAAGAACAAGTTTATCTAAATGGCGTATTGTTAGTTAGAGATACTGATTATACTGCTTCTAATGGAACAAGTATTACATCACTTGCTGCTTTAACAGCAGGGGATGTGTTAGAAATTATTACATTTACCGCATTTGATTTGGCTACAGCAATTCAACTTAGCAACTTTGATGCTAAGGGAGATATTTTAGTAGCCAGTGGTAGCGATGCCGTTGGCAGACTAGCAGTAGGCACAAATGGATATTTCCTCAAGGCTAACTCAGGGGCAGCCCTTGGTGTTGAGTGGGCAGTAGTTGATGCACTACCAAGCCAAACAGGAAACACTGGCAAATACTTAACAACTGATGGCTCCACAGCATCGTGGGGAACTCTTAATGCAATTAGTACCGCAAAAGTGTACTTTATGAAAGGATAACAAATGGCAAGTGGATTCTTGGGAAAGTCTAATCCTGCTGCTGCAACTTGGACAAACATCTATACGGTGCCAACTAGTAAAGTAGCAAGCATTACAATCAACGCAGTAAATCAAGCAGGAGTTGCTACTAATGTTGATTTTGTAATTTCAACATCATCAACATCTGGAGGAATTGTAGCATCGGAATATATTGAATTTGCAGCACCATTAAACTCAGTTGGGTCTGTATTAGAAAGAACTGGACTTGTTACAGATGCTACTAATGGAAAGTATGTATGGGTTCGTGCATCATCAGCAAATATTTCATTTCAAGTATACGGATATGAGGAGTAATAATGGCTCGTAATTCAATTCAAACAAATACACCTAATCAAAATACATATTTATCTGTATTTGGCTCTGGCAATGTTAAGGTATTCCAATCAGATGGAACCTTTACCGTTCCTACTGGAGTTGGTGCATTGCGAGTAAGCGTTTGGGGAGCAGGTGGCTCTGGCGGTATGAATAACCAAAGTTATTGTCAGGGTGGCGCAGGTGGAGGATATGCTCAAAAAATTATCACTACCCCAGCAGCATCCTACGCAGTTACCATTGGCGCAGGTGGAGCAAGAAGGACATCATCTGGTACAGGTAATGCTGGCGGAACAACCAGTTTTGGTTCAGCAGTTTCAGCAACTGGTGGTGCTGGTGGAGTGCAGTCAACTTCTGCAATTACAACCGCAAATACTGGTGGAGTGGGTAGCGGTGGAGATGTAAATTACACTGGTGGTCACGGCGGAACGATTGCATATACTGGCTCTGGTGGACACGGTATGGGTGGTGGTTCTGCTGCAGGTCCATGGGGTAATGGAGTTAATAATTTAAGTCTAACTACCGATACCTTACAAAACTTTGCTTCTGGTGGTGCAGGTATTGGTGGACAACCTGGAAATCCAAATCCAACTGGCGCAAGTTCTACTATAGCAACAGGCGGTGGTGGTTCTGGTGGGAATGGATACAACCCTACTGCTAGCCAGCGTGGCACTGCGGGTGGACCCAATATTATGGGTGTACTTGCATATCCTTCTGGAACTTCATTAGAAGCCCAACCAGTTGGCGGAAATACTACTGGACAGTTTGGAGTTAATCCATTTACCGCACCAACTACTTTGTTCCCTAAATTTGTAGGGGAAATTGTTTTTGGTGGTGGCGGTGCTGGAGTTGTTACTACTGGAACTTTTATTGTGGCTGGTGGCGATGGTGCTCCAGGTGGCGGTGGCGGTGCTGCTTGCAATAATGGTGGTAGCACTTATGCACTTGGCGGTGCTGGTGGTGCTTTTGGTGGTGGTGGAGGAATATTTTCTGGCTCATCACTTAATACAAATGTTGCTGGTCCTGGCGGAATTGGAGCAGGTGGAGGCGGTGCCTCTTGTGCTATTGGAACTGCTGGAAGAAGCGGCGCTGGTGGTAATGGTCTAGTAGTGGTGGAGTGGTAATATGAAATACGCAAGAATAGTAGACAACAAAGTATGGGAAGTATTTACCCCACCAGTTGGCGTAGATATTTCTGAGTGTTTTACTGCTGAATTAGTTGCTCAATTTATTGAGTGTCCATCAGATGTAGAACAAAACTATACATACGATGGTACGAATTTCTCAGCACCAGTCGTAGAAGAATAATAATCTCCCTGGGCAAGGATTAAAACTGCCCATTAACTTTAAGGAGTAATATGAGCAGAGCAAGAGATAATGCAAATAACTGGGCAGCAGACATTACAGGTGTAACTGCTGGTACTGGCATCACAGGTGGCGGTACTTCTGGAACTGTAACAGTATCTTTATCAGACGACACACCCATTACTCAGGTAATGGATTCACAATAAACGAAAGGAAACAGTAAATAATGGCTGTAGTATCTAAAGTCCTTGCTCGTACAGCAGCAGCGACAACAAGCACAACCCTATATACAACTCCATCTGGAACTACTGCGGTAGTTACAAATGTTGCTATTTGCAATCCAACTGCATCAGCAGTGACTGCATCACTATTACTTAACGATATAGATATTCTTGGCTCAGTATCAGTAGCAGCAAATTCAACTACTTTTATTGATATGAAACAAGTATTACCTACTACTCAAACAATTAAAGGAAGCGCATCATCAACATCAGTTGACTTTCACATTAGCGGAGTGGAGATAGCGTAATGGGTTTAACTCAGGTTCCAGCAGTTTCTGGAGCAACAAGACAAGTACAGTTATTCACTTCTTCTGGAACTTTTACTGTTCCATCAACTACAAAATACTTTGATGTAATTGTTATTGGTGGAGGCGCTGGTGGTCTAGGTGGTTTTAGAAATGGTGTTGGTTCTGCAGGTGGCGGTGGCGGTGGTGCCATTACCTGTCTTTACAATTTAGATTTAACTGGAGTTTCTTCCGTGTCAGTAACGGTTGGTTCAGGTGGTGGTGGTGGAACTGGCAACTCTGGAACTTCTGCACGCGGAGCATCAAGTGGTGGAGGTTTTTCCGCTTTCGGAAATTATGCTTATTCACAGGGTGGTTTTGGTGGAACATCAGGTGCAAGCGGCGTACCACACTATAAGGGAACATCAGGTGCCCCTACTGGTGGGTCAGATAATACCGTAGCAAATTGGTCTGCATCTGTTGGATATATAAGACAACCAGGTGGTGGAAATAATAATATTGCAAGTATTGAAAGTGCGTATGCAAATGATGATGGTATTGCTTGGTCTTTAGGTTTTAACTCAGTATCGGGTGGTAGAGGCAACGGTACCGCAGTAGGTGGTTATCCAGGAGGCGTATCATATACATCAGGTTCAAATAAACAATATACTCCAGTTCCAATTCCTTATTTAAGAAATTCTTATGTTTCTGCTGGAAGCGCTGGAGGTTCTGCAAGTACAGGTACTTTAGGTGGCGCTGGAGGAGTCGCTGGTTTTGCTGGTGGCGGTGGAGGTATGGGTGTTAACCCTGGCGATGCTGGTTCTCCAGGCGGTCCAGGCGCTGGTGGCGGTGGTGGTAAACCAACAAGCGGTGGTGGCACTGGTGGTAATGGT